CCAACACCTTTCCTATATCCTTTATCGCACCTTTTGCCCATATATACTGAAATGAGCCTAAACTAGCTACATTTTCTTTTCCGTATTCATTGGTAATGTATTTCATTATTTTATCTCTGTCTTCCTTGCCGAAATCCAAGTCGAAATCGGGTATTTTTAATTGCGATTTTGTAATCTTGCCTTGATCCAACAACTCTAAAGCACCAACATCAATAAATCTTTCAAAATACAAGCCGTATTTAATTGGGTCTGTGTCAACTATCTGCATCAAATATGCCGTCAAACTACCGCCACCACTACCACGAGCAATCCCTTTTCTTTTTACGGAGTTTGCGTAACTATTTACTAATAAAAAATATCCCTCAAACCCCATTTTTTCAATAATCCCAACTTCATATTTTAATCTATTTTTATATTCCAATTGTTCTTCTTTTGTTTTTAAATGTATCTTTCTCTTTTTCCACCCTTGAAGACATATGTTTTTTAAGTACTCAATTTCACTACTATAACCACTAGGAACTACAACATGAGGCATAATTGGTGACGATAGTGGTATTTCAACATTGCACTTTTCCATAATTTTATATGTATTTTTAATAGCTATTGCGTTTTCTTCTTTAGTTGTACTCTGGCAAATTCTCATTACATCTTCATCTGTCTGAATATAACAATCATCATATATTTCTCCAACTTCTCTTGATTGCCCAATCCCCACAAATACCGTGTGATACTTTTGATCTTCTTCGTTTATATAGTGTGCATCAGTTGTTACGACATATTCTATGTCTAACTCCTTTGCAATGTCTACAATCTTCCTATTTAATCCTTGTTGTGTTTCATCTCTGTGGCTTTGAAACTCCAAATAATAATCTTCTTTAAATTCATTTTTGTATTTTTTAGCAATTTTCTTGGCTTTTTCTGTGTCATTTTTCATCAAACTTCTTTGAATTTCTCCTGCCATACATGCAGACAACACAATTAATCCTTCTTTGTGTTGTCTTAGCATGTCAAAGTCTATGCGTGGCTTGCCAAAATACTTGTAATTGCTAGACTCTGAAACTAATTTAATTAAATTCAACCTACCTGTTTCGTTTTTTGATATTAAAACAAGATGATTATATTTATTGTTTTTATCCTTTTCATTTACATCTTGACAAATATAAACTTCGCAACCGTGCATATATTTGATATTATTTTCCTTGCAGAGCTTATACATTTCTATAGAAGAATATAAGTTCCCATGCTCAGTAACACATACTGCTGGTTTGTTTTGTTCTTTAATTTTTTTTATTAAATCAACTGGCTCTGTGATTGAATCGACTAAGCTGTATTTTGTATGCAAATGTAAGTCAATCATGTGTGACACCTCCTAATTAAACAAGCTTCCAAATTCACTTCTATCTACTTTGTTGAAGTCATCTACATTTTCTTTTAAAAATTGCTTATAAAAATTGCAGGTTTTTCGATGACCACATAAAGTAGCACAATAAAATGAATCATACTTTGTTATTTCTACTGGTTTCCATTCAGATTCATCATCTTTATTTTTGCTATTAATCTCAATAATAGTATTTTTTAGATACTCTTTTAACTCTTTCTTTTTTTTATCAGTTACTTCATATTCTACAAAGCAATCCTGTAGCCAATATTCACCTTGAATTTCTTGTGGTAGCCCTTCTAAATTATTGCTTTCAATTGCTTGGTCTAGTAATATATCAACTTCAAACTCATCAATACCTAATTTATACAGTGCTTTTTCGAGAGGATTTTCAATTTCTTTTACCCACTTACCTCTATTGCACATTTTTCTTTTTGTTTTTCCATTCTTCTGTACATTACAAACATATAAGTATTTAACCATAAACCACATAATCTTATCTACCTTGTAGTTTGTAGTTTGTTCTAATCCTAACCCATACATAAGTAACTGCCTGCCTGCTTCATTTAACTTCTTGCCTGAGAATTTACTTGATGTCTTCCAGTCGATAATATTAACATACGGCTTACCTTTTTCGCTTGGTACAATTGCATCGATATATCCTTGAAAGTGTTCACCATCATCTGTTTGAAAAACAATTAATTCCTCAGTTTTCATTTTTGTATCCATTTTATTGAAGTTTTCTACAAAATGATTGACATCTGACACCCAACTAGCTTTAATTTTTTCATTAGGGAAGCGGATGTCTAAAATTTCTAGTTCCGCTAATTTATTATTATAGTTTACTTTTAAATCTTCTTTATTAGAAACTCCGTTGTAAATATTTTCTATGTTGTTATGTATCTCTGATCCCATCTCTGTGTAACAGTTTCCGATTCCTCTATTTTTAAGAACGTATGTATTATAATATTCAAATTGGCAATTATTAAATGTGTTGATTTTTGAATTAGAATAAATTATTTCACCGCTATCTTTTAATTGTTGCAATTTATCTTTCGCTTTCAATGTATCATCTCCTTATATAACTTAGTTATTAATCGGTAATCTCAACCTTGTATTGCAACAACGCTTTATAAAGATTGATGGGTATTTTGTTTTTATATTCTTCTGCCACTTGTCCTATATGAGATTCTTTGTATTTTTTATAAGACTAAAACGCTTCTGTTGGATCGTCATCCCAACTTTTCACTTGCTAAATTTATTCTACCCATGAGTTCCTCCTATATTTTTTTAGCACAATTTTCAATTAATTTTTTCAGCGTATTCCTATCTAAATCTGACGGGGATAATTTCGAACCTTTGGGCATATACATATTATTTTTATCATATATATACATCACATTATTTTTAAAAAATTTATCTAATTTTAGCTTCATAGCAATATCTCTGCTGATTTCTTCACTCAATCCTTCGTCAAACATTATTAAATTTGTTTTTACGAACAATGACTTAATATGGTTGGCTTGTACCTCACTCATTGACGTTCCACCTAATGAAATTCCTACATCCATACCCTTTGATGAAATTTGTAATGTGTGCTTTTCTGACTCTCCGACCATTACAATGCCTTTTTCTTGAATTGTATTGTAGTTGTTTGAATATCCATATATAGTTTTCGACTTGGCGAATGATTGAATCGGAAACCATTTCTTTTCATCTTCACTTGTTTTCAACTTGTTTAATCTTCCCATGACACCAACAACACTTCCATCAAAACTTCTCCAAGGTACGCTTATCCTACCACTCATACAATCATAACCAATTTCATACTGCAACTGTACATCTGTTGAAATTCCATCTTTATAAAACAGCATATTAGGAATGCTTTTGTAGTCCAGTAAAATGTCATCTGAGTAAGTTTGTATTTCAATGTCGTCTTCATTTCTTAGTCTTGAAATCTTTCTATAAAATCCACCAAAAGGAGGTGTAAAAGTTTCAGTTTTTTCACTACTTTTAAAGCCAATCATATCTGCAATCTTGCTTATTGTGCTCGAAAATGATAAACCCAATTTTGCTTGAATAAGTGTGATTAAGTCACCATGTAAATTAGTGGAAAAACATGATGACCCTAATGTATTTATATTTACTTTCACAGATGTGGGGTTGCTACCTTCTTCTCTCGCACACCTATATTCTAATTTCCTAGAATTATATTCTATTTTATAAAAATCAGACTTCTCAAGTATTATTTCTATTTTTTCAGGATTATTTATTATGTGATCTTTAAGACCATAAACATCTATGACGATTCACCTACCTTTGATGCTTAGGTGTACAATATCCCAACTCTGTCCACTTATTCCATGCACCATCAAACTGATAAACTAAAGTTGTATCACCTTCATCATTTCTTGTTTTATCTAAGAACATTATCATATATTTTTTATCAGTCTTTAGTAAGATTTCTTCTTTTATTTTTGTATATTTACCACTACTATCTCGTTTATACTTGTAGGGTTTAATATCGTATTTGCCATCTGCGTATTCATCGTCCCAAATTTGTCTCGTAAGAACCAATTCGGATACAACTTCTTTCACCCCTTTAGCACCAGACAAGCAAGCTGCCGTTAGATATCTTGTGTTTTCCATGTAAATAGCTAACTGCATAGTGATAATTATTCCTACATCTTCTTTTTCTGCTACTTGTAATAGTTGCTTAGATGCCTCAATTAACTCTCCTGTCATAGTTGCTGACGATGAATCTTGAGCCTTAAAAGTATCGTAAACGAAGTATCCAAAGCCTTGTTTTGACATTTTTCTAATTACCTTTTTAACATCTCCAATACTATAATCATATATTTTTACAAATTTTAATCTACCTTTATAATTATCATTGTAATACTTTCTCGCTTCTTCCATCTTCTCTTTTTGCTCATCTTTTAAATTACCTATCTTCTGTTTCTTTCTAGGCAAACCGTAATAGCCTATTTTTTGGCTTAGTATTGTAGCCATTAAGATATGTTGCCAAGCTCTTTTGTTCATTTCATTTGCTATGATTATAACTTTTTCATCTTGATC